AATAAGAAATCCTGAAAACAGCTAACCACATCATTCCCCATATTCGCCAATACCTTCACATCTTCTTGCCAATTAAAGCATAAAGATTTCCAAAAGTCAAGGCAATTTGCGTATTTTTTTTATTTTGTTGGGAAGCTTTGGCCGGGGTTGTCGCCGGACCGGGCTATCGTTTGAAACTCTGCTCCAATCCCATTTGACGGATGCGGTCCAGCCAGTCGTAAATCATGGCCGATCGATGAATTTTATTACCGGTTTGGTCTTCCATTTTTTCCAATGCCAGCGCCATCAGCGTATACTCTTTTTCAAGGTAGGTGTTGAATACTCCCTGGTCGTCGGTATTGATGGAAACGAAAAGCTGAGGACAGACATTTATTTTTTCCGGGTCCACGGTTAATCCCAGGTTAAAGAAATTAATAATCGGATGTTTGCAATACTGTCCGAAGGTACCGATCAGATAATTGGAAGACGGGTTGGTTTCGACGGCAATTCCCCTGTCGCCGACTTCCCGTTGAATCAGTTTTTGAATAAGTCGTATGGCCTGTATATATTTCTGGGACACCTGGAATTCGACGATTTCGCGGCCCCTGGTTTTCACCCGGGGATTGAAGTGGTAGTTTCGATAAATGGCGGCCACATCATCGATGTCGCGAATGGAGGGCGTTTCGGGAAACAGTGAATTCCAGCCGCAGCGCTGCCAGAAAGTAAGCGCCTGCCGCCGGGCCCGGGGTTTCCCGGAGAAATAGAGATCCGGGGCATCGCCCCGCAGTTTCCAGGCTTCATAATAGAGAGTATGGGGAATAATACTGCGGCCCATACTGGAATAAATCCCGGCAAAAAGTTCATTGTATTTTTCTACCAGAACCAGTATCTCCACTTATAAAGACATATGTATCACCATTTTCTAATTCATATTCACCCATCATAAATACATCACCAGTAAATGTAAAACTATGAATTAATTCTGCTACTATTATATCACATCGTAAATTAGCACCCTCTTCAAAAGTATAATAACATACACCTAATTGATTTGAAGTTAATCCTGTTTTAAGACAAACAGGTCTTGTTCTAATTCCATAAGGATCATCTTCAAATAGTCTAAAAGATTGATTAGATAGTACTATAATATTACCAGTATAAGTTTCTGTAAAATCTGTATTATTAATAGTAAAATTGCTATAATTGGATTGTTCTGTATGAGCAAAAGAAATTATAACCCTGCCAAAAGCATCTATACTTTGAGAGGCAGTAATTTTTTCTAAATAAATATGGTCATCATCTCCATAATTATTGAATATCCAAATACCATCAACAGCAATAGTAGGTTTTAAATTCCAAAAATTAAAAGAACCCCAAGTTACGGGTTGTATTTTATATTGCCCTTCATATCTACCAAATTCATCGTATAGTTTTAATCCATAATAATATTCACCTGGAGCATTGTAATAATAAACCCAAGAGCCGAAAATATAAGAACCATCAGGCACAGGAATAACACCAGATATACCGTTATGTTTATACATATAATTACCAGACCAACTAGTATCATCTTGAGGAAGACTTCTAACTACTTGACCAAAAGGAGATAATCCAATTGCAAAGGATTGAGTTTCTGCAGTAGTGCCACTAGCTGATGACCATACTAATCCTGTATTTGGAGATTGGAAAATAAAAGAATCTTGTCCTGTACCTCTAAATACAGAAGCTGTAGTATTAACTATATCTGCTACATTACCTGTATTACCTGTAGTAGAAACTTCTACTTCTATAATTCCTGGTACTCTATTACCAAATTCTTCTAATTGAAAATCATGAAATAGAATATAAGCTAAACCTCTATGAGCACTTACATTACCTACGCCTTCTGCAGCTTCTATTGTTGGATCAGGAAGTTGCGTTTCAGTACCTGTATATATAGTCATATTTAAATCTAGTGAAGATATAACATCTTGATTTAAATCATAAATAAGTGTTTTATTAGCCCATATTCTTCTAATACCAGAAATTGGCCCCTCTACTAGAGCTAAAGCAAAATCTATACTATAGGTATAAGTTCTTGAAACTTGTTCAGGTTGTCCACCACCGCCACCTTTACCACCGCCACCGTGGCTTTCTTCATGTACAGTTTCTCTAACATTAGAATTCCAAATTATACCACCAGATACCCTATCCGTACCATATACAATAGGTATTTGCCTTCCTATAATACCTGATGTTGGACCAGATAAATCGTCTAATCTAGGGCCTTCGTTTACAACAGTTTCTTGTTTCTCAAAAGAACCGCCTATTAGGCTACCTGCAGCCCACCCAATTTGAGCACCAACTGGTCCACCAAGGAATCCACCAACAACGGCACCTGCTGCTCCTAATGCAAATCTCATGTATTATCTCCTGAATCTGTATACTTCTTTTATTCTATTTTTCCAATAGTCATCTAATGAATGTTCTACTACTCCACCAAATATTGCAGCTGAATGTATTATTGTATTATCACTAGTATAGATAGCTAAATGTTGTGGGTGTTTATAAAAACACATATAGAAAAAATCTCCTGCTTTTCTAAATTTAAAATGTCGTACCCTGACCAAATTTTGATTTAAATAATACCTCATTATTATAGGATCGGGATCCATTTTATAATTAGTAAAATCAAAATTAGTATATTGTAAATCATGTGCAACTAGAATACCTAAACCTACGCAATCTAATCCATATTCATTTCTTCCTTGATGTTTCCAAGGTACTCCCAAATACTTTCTAGCTGCATTTTCAATGTCTTTATCCATCTCTATCTATTATACCATTTGCACCAACTAATAAATCTTCAGAAGGTATATAAACTTCTGCTCTATTATTTACTGCATTATTATATTTTGTTTTACAATCACCTGTTGCAGTAGTACCATCACTTCCTATTAATAATCTATTACAACCAACAGTTATTTTAAATGTATCACCAAGTACTATATCATAATTTGTAGGTAAGAAAAATTCAATAATAGCAGTAGATTGAATACTTCTTTTTATTTCCATTATTGTACCAGCATTAGCACCGGTTAACCATTCTAGTGTACCATGATTAAAAAAGTTATCAGCATAATTAGATAAATCTGGAGTATGAATATAATGTCTGGATGCTGTTACTGTACCATTAGGTAATAAATTAGGCTTAGCTGTATGACTTTTAGTATACCAAGTACTAGCAGATAAACTTTGATTATCTATAGTATAAAAAATATCCCAATCTATATTATTTGCACTTACTTCTACTGTCCAATCTCTTGGTGAACTTTGCTGGATAGAAATTGTACGAAATCTATGATCTTTTACTATAATATTCTGTCCAACATCAACACTAATCCATTCTGGCATTCCAGAATCTTTTGTGCGCCAATATGTACTAGTACTTCCATCTAATGCATGTTCCGCTAGATGTCCATCACGATCTCCACTATCTGCATTAAGATTGTTTAATGCCCAATTTACATCATCAAAGTCTCTAATCTCAAATTCACCTAAAGAACCATAATAACCGCCATCGGACTGATCATCGATAGTAAATTTAAAATATCTACCATAAACTCCGTACTCTTCCATTGTCAATTCTTTTACATACGAATCTTTAGTTGTCCATACACAAGTACCATCACCAGATTCATTAGTAGTTCCATCTATAGTAAGATTCCAAGTAGGTTCATTGTATGGATCAACATTATTAGATGTACCAGCTGTAGTACATACAAATCTTCTTTCATTATATGTACTAGCTTTTACCTCATCACCTAATTCATAAGCAGTATTAAATACCCAAACTGCTGGCTCCAAAGTAATACCACATTTAGCTGTTCCCAAAGTAGTTCTACAAGTTTTGCTAAATACTTCTCCAACATTTTTTGTTAATTTACTAGTTAAAGATCTAATCTGTGCTATATATTTATCTTCATTATAAGTTATAGGTCCTATAAAACCGTGGAAAACTTTATTTATACCATCAGTAGCTGTAACTTCTCCTGTTGGAGTATCATAATTAGCTGTAAAAAACCAAACTTCAGATCCATTAAACAAATTATTAGCAACATCTAATTCAGTTATAGTAGTACCATCTATAATACTTGTTATATCAAAATTATCTACTGCTAAACTAGATGTAAATGTAAAAGATGTTGGAGTGAAAGAATACGTTGATGTATAAGTACCATCCCAATCTTCACCCATGTTAACAACTATATCTCTATCATGGTTAGTATATGTATATTCTGTGGAATCTAGTCTAACAACTCTTAATAATCCAGCTAACGTGGCGACATCTTGTTCTATAAGAGTTTGATAAGCTGATTGAAATGTTTTCATTATTCTCTTACCTCTACAATCGGCACACCTAAACTACCATGTCCATAAAATTCTAAATTTACTTGTATGGTATCTGTATCAAATCTACAAGGTACATCAAATTGACCACCCCATTTAATTACAACAGCAGCACCTGGAGGACTAGTAAATGTAACTATACCTGTATCATAATCTAAAGTATAATCTGTATCTTCTACTTGAAGTGTAGTATCTAACCAAATTTTTACTGTTGTATCTCCTAGGCCAGTTCCCACTGGCCTAGTGATAGGTCTTGTATTAGTTACACCACCAACTGAATAAATTTTAGCTAACGAGAAATCGGTTTCACTAGCATCCCCTACACCAAAATTAACGGCATTACCAATTATTGTTTCATCATCTTCTACATCACAAGATTTATAGTCACTCCAATCTTTATATCTAAAACGATGTCCCTTACCTCTTGCTACTTGAAAATAACGAATCAAATCTGAGAGTTCGTCTTGTGAACGAACTCCCATTGCTGCATCATAAATATGTTTAGCTTGATCCCAGTTAATATTGGCATATTCATAGCCAGTATCCACAACTGTAATAGTAGTATTGAATCCTGGTCCCCCAGAAGATCCATATGATATATTAGTAGGGAATCTTTCTGTTAAAAATGCCATTAACCATTTCTCCTATTAGCTTGTTGCAATCTTCTACTTACGGCTAGACCTATTTGGTTAGCACTTCTATTCAATCCTTGTTCGGTGCCTTCTACACCAGTTATATTAACTCTGATATTATAAGTATCACCACTAGAACCTTCACCTAAATCTACAGGAATAGATCTATTATCTGGTAGTGGTACTACGGCTTCTCTATTATTTCCTTCACCAATCATAGCTAATTCTGGACCGGATGTAATTGCTCCATTAGCATAACCATTTATATTTTCTAAAGCATTAAATATTCCACCTTTCTCGGCAAAAAACATGCTTCCTATACTGGAACCTATTGAACCAATAATACCACCAAAACCTCCACCACCAGATATTCCGCCTCCATTACTAAATGCTCCTAATACACTATTTAATACTGATGAACCCATTGAAGCTAAATCAGACCCAAAACCTGTAAAACTTTCTCCAAGTATATCAATCCATGTATTAGTATGTTGCATAGTCTGTTCAGCTACTGTAGTAAGTTTTATACCTTCTGCAGATATAGCATCAAAATCTGCTTTATCAAAAGCATCAAATTCTTGTTTAGAACCAGGCATAGCTTCTAACTTATTACCAAAAGCTCCTACAATACTTCCAGCTAATCCTTTGCCATCGGTACCTTCAGAAATTACTGTAGCTGTTCCTGCAGTATTATTTGCTATTTGTTGTAATAACTTATTAGATAACTCTCCTTGTTTAACTTGATCACCTAATAGAATTTCTTCTGGTGACTTACCATAATTTTCATCACTAGTAAGTTTAACAATAAGGTCCCTAGAAAGCTTCTTGAGAATATCTTTTGTATAGTTAAGAGCTGCATCATTAAGAGAATCTCTAACAGCTTGTGCAGTGGCTTCAAGTACATCTCCACCTTCCACGATAGTATCCACAAATGTATCTACTGTATTATCAATAGTATCTTCAATAGCTCCAACTAATCTATCAACAGGATTAACCATTTTATCAGCAAAATCTGCTGCTGCAAGAGCAAATTCAGTTCTTACTAATTGCATAGTCTCTGCTGGATTATCAAAGAAATCGTTGAGTTTAGTTTGTTTCTTCTGAAGTTCAAATAAATCTTCAGCAGAATCTAAAGCTTCTTGACGCATCTTAGCTTGTAAACCTAATTGTACAACAATTTCAGTTTCTAATTGTAATTGATATTTAGATACATCTGCTGGATCTGCATCTTTACCAGCTTTTTCAAGCAGAGCTAAATTATCTTTAGCATTTTTTGCTCGTTTTTCACTTAAAGCTTTTTCTAAAGCGAACGAAGATTTTAATATATTAGTAGATTTTTTAAGAGCAGATACTCTTTCAGTAATAGCAATTCTATTATCGTTAGCAATTTCTCTAGATATATCAGAAACTTTTCCTAATATTTCTAATCTGCTTTTTAATGCATCTACTTCTAATTTATTAGCTTTATCATTTAAACGAATTTGTTCTTTTACTGCATCTTGTCGAACTTTAGTAATATCATACTGTGCTAAAGCTATTGTTCCACTTAGTTTAGCTCTTTTCTTTTCTGCTTCTAATATAGCTGTTGAATTATTTTCCTGATCCTTCATTAATTCAGCAATATTAGAACTAGTAGTTTGAAGCTCTGTTCTAGCTTTATTTACATTATTCTCAATTTCTAAAATTTTAAGGCGTGCTTTTTCTTCAATGGCTGATTGTCTTTCAGCATCACTACGAGAAAAATCCTTTGCTATTCTATCTTGAATAGTTACTCGAGTTTTTAATAATTCTCCTTGCTTTTCTAATTCTAGAGTTTGTTTCTTTAATGATATATTACTAGCATCTATAGCTAACTTTGCATCACTATAATTTATTGCATTTTGTGCTGTAAGTGCATTTCTTTTTGCTTCTAAATTTGCTATTTTAGCTAAGGTGACTTTATTTTGCTCCTCATTACCCTTACCTTTTAAGGTCTCTAGATCATTTATTTGATCCTGAATTTGGGCTGCTCTTAATTCACCTATTGATCTTTGTAATGTATATTGATCATTTAAATATTTAATACTTCCTTGTTTTGCTAGCATTGAAGCAGTACTTAATAATTGTTCTTGTCTACTAAGTTCTGTTGCTCTTAAAGCGTAACCTCTTTGCTTTGATATTAAGTCATCAGTTACATTAAGTAAATCTTCAACATTTTCTACACCATAAGCTTTTTTGAATATATCATTAGCAGCCATACCTTTTACGATACTATCAAGTTCATTAAATCTTTTAGTATATTCTTCTGTACCTTCTTTTGCATCTTCTAAACCTTTTTTCATGTTTAATAACTGATTCAAGGTTCCAGCATATGGCCCACCACTATCTAAACCAGATACCTTCTTTGTTAAGGATTCTGATATAGTAGTAAAACTACTATTTGTAGTATTAATAAAGTTTTTAAATTCGGTTTTAGCTTTTCTAGCAGAATCTATAAAGCCATCCATATCTCTCTTTAATTTTTCAACTAAATCTACTTGACCTCTAGCTTCTAATTGATCTAAAATATCTTGAAATTCTTCTGCAGTTATATTAGCTAAATCAATAGAAATACTCAAATCTTTAAAACTCTTTTCTAACTCATAATTGTTAAAAATATTATTACCAAAAGTACCATCAGCAGAACTTCTTACAGCTTTTAATTTCTCTGTAATTGTTTCAAATTCTACTTTATAATCTTCTGGAAATACTACATCAATATCTTGCAAAGCTCTAAGCTGTGATACTATATTCTCAGCTCTTTTCTCGTCGGTATCATTCCACCAT